CCATGACTCGTCAATGCTGTTGGCTACCACTAGGGCTAAGACGATGCGTCTGGTTGAGGATTCTAAAGGTTTGTTTGTTGAGGCCGATTTGCCTGACACAACCGTTGGTCGTGACCTGTCGGTGTTAATGCAACGCAAAGATGTTGACTCGATGTCGTTCGGTTTCACGGTTCCTCAAGGTGGTGACCGTTGGTCTGATGACGGTATGACCCGTGAGTTGCGTCAAATCAAACTTTATGAGGTTTCGGTGGTGACAGGGTTCCCAGCGTATGCAGCAACCTCAGCATCGGTTCGCTCCTTTGATGCGCTTGCTACTCGCACCGGTATCGATGCCGATCAGCTCGCTGTTGCAATAACCACGTTGGAAGCAGGTCAGACACTTGACCCAAGCCATGCTGCGTTGTTGCGTGAAACTGTTGCGAAACTAGAGCCACAACCTGAGTCTGCTCCTGCGAGCGTGGGTGTGTTGGCGAAGCATCTTGAATTGCTGAAGAACTTCTAGTAATCTTTTCGTTACTGCGTCGAATGAGTGGAGCCACCTTCGATGTTGCTGTGTACGGAGCCGTACCAGGTTTAAGTTAATTTCCTGCGTATCCAAACATCAACATCATCCCTACGGGGAGAAGGAAAACATCATGAAAGAATACATTGACCGTCAGGTTGAGATTCGCAATCGTGCATGGAACGAAGCCAAGTCAATCTTGGATAAGGCCACCGCAGAGAAGCGTGACCTCTCAGCAGAAGAAAACCAAACCTACGAGCGAATCTCGAAGGAATTGGATGAGCGTGCACAGACCATCTCAAAGCTTCGTGAAGACGAAGCTCGTGAATTGCGTATGGACTCAGCAACCCGTGAAATCGCCGACCAGGTTCGTCCTGTTGCCGGTGCTCCAGTAAACGATGACATCACAAGTCTTCGTTCATTGTTCACAGGTGAGAAGCGCAGCCATTCATTTGAGAAGCGTGACATCTTGAAGTCAAGCACAGGTTCACCAGTTCCAACATCGTTCTACGATCAAGTAATCATGCGTGCTCGTTTGACCGCACCGGTACTTGAGACTTCAACTGTGTTGAACACCACAGGTGGCGAAAACCTTCAAATCCCATCGTTGTCGACCTACTCGGTTGGAACGGTAACTGGCGAAGGTTCAGCAATCGGAGAATCCGATCCTGTATTCAACTCGTTCATCACCTTGTCAGCATTCAAGTTCAGCTTCATCACGCAGGTTTCAACCGAACTGCTTGAAGACTCTGGCGTTGACATGTTGTCATTCTTGGGTGACCAGGTTGGTAACGCACTCGGATTCGCAGTTGGTTCAGCATTGACTGTTGGTTCTGGTACGGACACCGCAAACGGAATCGTCACGGCATCGTCCGTTGGTGGTACCGCAGGCACCGCAACAGCATTCACCGCAGACAACCTCATCGACCTTGTTTACAGCCTTGATGGTGCAGCTCGTCTGCTCCCAGGTTGTGGCTTCATGATGAACGGCAAGTCAATCGGTCAAGTTCGCAAGTTGAAGGACACCGCAGGAAACTATGTGTTCCAGCCAAGTCTCTCAGCAGACGCACGTGACATGTTGCTCGGCAAGCCAATCTACGAAAACCCTTCAATGGCAGACGTAGCAACTGGCACCAAGTCGGTCATCTTCGGTCACCTACCTTCGTACTTCGTACGCACGGTGGGCGGTCTTCGTTTGGATCGTTCCGATGACTTCGCATTCAATGCTGGTCTCGTCACGTTCCGTGCGACATTCCGTGTCGACGGCGACTTGCCACAGACATCACACATCAAGCACCTCCTCCAACCATAAGTTGTAGGTAGTGCAACCGATAGCAATATCGGTGTAAGTTTGAGGGTAGGTCGAACACGCAGGGCGACCTACCCTCATTTCTTTTTATACCCTGCGACCTGCGAAGGAGAGAATGGTGGGAAATGCTCGTAATAATCAAAAACACTCCGGTCGAGTTACCAGACCTGGAAGCAGAGATATTGCTCCGGTGGGGAGTAGCCAACTTGCCAGAGCAAGCAGACCTTCCTCTGCCGAATCGTTACGAATCCTCTGGTACTCGAACGCCCCGTTCGCCCCAACAGGGTACGGAACCCAAACAGCGCAAGTCGTCCAAAGGCTCACCAAAAACCACGAAGTAGCAATCCATGCGATGTACGGCATTGAGGGCATGGCTTCTATTTGGAATGGGATAAAGCTTTACCCAAGAGGGATGTCACCATATTCGGATGATGTGCTGGTTGCGCATTGGATGGATTGGGCTAATGGCAATCGTGATATTCCTGCGATGTTGATGACGTTGTTTGATGTGTGGGTATTGAAGTCACCATCGTTGGATCAGGTTCCCAATATCGCTTCGTGGGTTCCTATCGACCATGCGCCTTGCCCGCCTGCTGTGATTGATTGGTGTAAGCGTCCGAATGTGAAACCGATTGCGATGTCTAAGTTTGGTTTGGAGATGTTGCAGAATGCGGGTGTTGATGCGATGTATGCGCCTCATGCGTTTGAGGATGTGTTTGTTCCTACACAGAAGTTGAGTAATGGTCGTGGTGAGTTCACCGGCAGACAACTCATGGAAGTTGATGAGGACAGGTTTGTGGTGATGATGAACGCTGCGAACAAAGGTCAGAACCCTTCACGCAAATCTTTTGGTGAGAACATTCTGGCGTTCGCTATCTTCGCTCAAGACCGTCCTGATGCTTTGCTGTATCTACACACGGAGCGTGATGGTGCGATGGGTGGTATCAACCTTGTGCATCTGCTGGAGGCGTGTGGTGTGAAGCCTGAGCAATACAAGATTGTTGACCCGTATGCGTATCGGACTGGTTTCCCTCAGCAAGCGTTAGCAGCGTTGTACACCGCTTCGGATGTGCTGTTGGCTTGCTCGATGGGTGAGGGTTTCGGTATCCCTGTCATCGAGGCTCAGGCTTGCGGTACACGGGTCATCGTTTCGGACTACACCGCTCAACCTGAACTGGTTGGTGTTGGGTCAGCTGTAGCGATCCAGCCGTTCTGGGATGCGCATCAGAAATCATGGTTCTGCACCCCACAGGTACCGTCCATCGTGGATGCCCTGATTGAGGCCTACGAAGCCCCACGTGGCGTGTCAGACGATGCTGTGGCCTTTGCTAGCCAATACAGGGCTGACAAGGTTTTTGACGCTTACTGGAAGCCAATCATGAAAGAGTTGACCTCATGGTGCCAGTCATCATCGTCCCCGTCCTAAACAGGTACGACCTACTAGAACGCTGCCTACAGTCCATCGACTATCCGGTGGAGACACTCATCGTCATCGACAATGGTGGGCAGTCCACGTTGCATGATTGGCCTTGGGTGATTGACCGTCGCCATGTCAAGAACTATCACGTCTGGTCAATGCCCACGAACCTCGGTGTCGCCCCATCATGGAACCTCGGTATCAAAGCAACGCCACACGCTGACGGCTGGATACTGATGAACTCTGACGCCTACTTTGAGCCAGGACAATTAGAAGTTTTCTACAACGATTGCAAACCTGATTCGGTGACATTGACTGAGGCGAAACCTGGTTGGTGTTGTGCGTGGATCGGGTCTGAGGTGGTTGCCAAAGTCGGGTTGTTCAGCGAGTGTTATGTCCCCGCCTATTTCGAGGACAACGATTTTGAGGAACGTGCAAAGCGGGTCAATGTGCAGTTCTGGACTTCGGATGCTGGAGTCGTTCATGACAACTCTTCTACGATTAACTCTGCACCAGAACTAAACGAGCGCAACGCAAAGAGCTTTGCATCCAACGCTGCGCTTCATGCGATGCGCTGGCAGTCAGGGTTACCTGATGCGGGGCATTGGGATTTATCACGACGAAGGGATTTGGGATGGGATTGAAAGAACACTACGACCCGATGGACGATTACGAGAATCTCCACGAAGGCGAGACCATCTATGTTCTCGGCTCAGGAGCAACACTCGACTATCTGACACCAGACTTCTTTGACGACAAGGTAACCATCGCAGTCAACTTCGTTGGCTCAGTATTTGGGTTGAAGGGTTACTACTGTTTCAGCCATTATCACGAAGACGCTCAGCATGAGGCGAAGCGTGAGGATTGTATTGGG